ATTCAATATCTACAATTGGTAATTCGTCAATGTCAACATCTTTTGACAGTGTACACACATTTAAGATTTCTCTTACATTGTGTTGTATTGTTTTTGCATCAGAAGATTCCAATGCCATCATCAAAGCTTTTTGTTCTTTGATTAGATATGGTCTGAATTTAATCGTTTGTTTGGAAAGTGGTAATTCCAATTGATATGTTGGCACTTCAAGTTTTGGTAAAGACATAATAACTCCTTAATTAAGTAATCAAATTTTAAAATTTTCTAGTGATTGTGCTATCGAATTGAAACCGAGGCCGATGCCGTTACTAGCACCACCAAGGCCACCGAGGCCGGTCACCGCAGAATTTATACCTGCATCTAACAATTCCATACCAAATTCTTGTAGTGAATTATTTTTCCAGTATGTGTATGCAAAGGTTACCGATATCTTATGATAACCTTCGGTGTTCCAATCCAAATCAAGTTGATTCATTGATATTGGATATGCATCAAACAAATTAATAGAATAGGTCAGTTCATCCGAAACACTATATTGATTAATTGTTAATGTTGTTGCATAGTTCTCTTTGTACCTAAAATTAAAATTATATGTTGGATTAATGTAGTTTAACCATGCATCAAAGAATACTTTTTGTTGCATATCATCATCAACAATAAATGTTAGGTCAATATCAGCGTATGTTGTTAGGTGTGGATGTTTTTCAACAGGACCATATGTCATTTGATCTAAGGTCGCAAATGTGCGAGCAGGAAACTGTGCGTTTTCACATCTGTATGTAAGTGCTCTGGCAGATTTGATATAAGGAATTAAAGTCAACGGCACAGGAATGTTTACATCAAACCTGTTTGGTCTGGCTAAATCACCAGAAAAACTTGACTTAAAATCGTTAATAGAACGAGACATTTATGAATTCCTTATTTCTTCTACTGATTCTTTCCACACCTGTTTTGGCTGAGCCTTCTTAAACTGGTGCACCGGTAAATGTACCGCAACATCCCATTCGTGCGGTTCAACCGCAAGTATCTTGGATTTTATGTGACTGTAAAGGTACTGTTTGAGGCAAGGCTTGAACTCTTTGAGTTTGGATGATGCATCCAACATCGGATAAGTGATGCGGAGTCTCTTAATCTCATCGTCATCGTTATACAATGCAAAACTCATCAATTTCTTAAAGAACATAATCCTGTATCTAAGTGGCAAATAATGCACGTTTAGTCCAATAAAACCGTCAGTATGCCTTTTCAGTGGTAATACCAATGGAAATCTGTCATAATATGGTAAACTGTCCTTGCCTTTTGGATCATATACAAAGTAATACAAACCACCCATTAAAAACTTCTGTCTATCACCTGGTCGTGTGAACCTTTGAGGTTCTTTTGTAATAGGTACAGATAATCGACCTGGATTTCTCAGGCCTGCAATCTTTTGCATCATCCAGTTTAAAGATTCACGACTCATCGTTGGATGATTAGCCGCAACCTTTTCTGCTGTTAATGTAGTGAGTATAGATGGTTTTATTGTCATTGGATATTTAGTTACAATCCAAGATCGTCTTCCGTGATAATCTGAAAAGTCCAACCTTTGTCTAAACAATATTCAGTTGCAGCCTTCCATTTTGCTTGATTGACACCCCATGTTGTTACTTCATTAATGTATTGTTTAGTGATGCGTTTCTTTTGTTGTGGTTCTTTTGTTTGATATTTTGGTTTGACCTCAATCATTACAGTTTTGAATTTTCCATCTTTGGTACGCACTTTGACCAAGAAATCTGGGAAATAACGGTGAAATTTACCATCAACGGGAGATTTGTATGGAACGGTCATTTCTTCGGAGGCCCAAGAGACAATGTTTGGATTTTTGTCGAGCCAATTCATCACTCGGCATTCCCAACTCGAGCGATATATAATATTTTTGTAATCACCCATGTATTTTTGGGGATTTGTGGGTCTAAATGTTCCTGAATATGCCATAAATAGGTATATATCACACTTTCTTAGAAAAAACAATGGCACTTTTTACAATACCAACATCCATCGCCGGCATAAACATTCCTGGGAATCTGTTTGGTGGTCCTTTGGATTCACTTTTCCAAAATGGTGGTTTAGAATTTGTACAGTACCCAAGAGATTTAGGTAGTTCAACCAAGTTACATTCTGTGCAATTTACAATTGAAGAAATAAACGAACTGGGTTTAGCTGATGTTGCTGGTGGCTTAGAAAACATGCTTGGTTCAATCGGTAATACACTTTCAAGTATAGGTGATACATTTTCGAGTTTTGGTAATTTTACATCGGCTGTGAGCAAAGCAACTAATGATGCCGTAGACGCTCTTAGAAATGCTTCCGGCGAGAAAATATTAGGAGATGCTAGTGCAACAATGAATAAACTTGCAAATGATGTTGCTGTAACAAAGGGTACACCAGTAGCTTATATTTCACTATATTTGCCAGAAACTTTGAATTTTAGTTCGAGTATGTCATATGATGACAGCACAACGATTGCATCAGCAGCAGGCGCATTGCCTTTGGTTGGAGGTGTGGTTAGTAGGGTAACTGGTTTTCTAGGAAATAATGATGCTGCTAAATTAGCGTTAAATAAAGCGGGTTATGTTTTTAACCCACAAAAACAACTTCTATTCAATGGCATAGATTTTAGACAATTTAATATGTCTTTTACATTTACACCATATTCACAAAGAGAAGCAGATGACGTAAAAAAAATTATCAAGTTATTCAGAAAATGGGCGGCACCAAAAAAATCAGAAGAGGCCGCAGGAATGTTTTGGGTGCCGCCAGCTTTATTTGGCATAGAATTCCAATTTGAAGGAAGCCGTAATGAGAACTTACCTAGATTGCATAAATGTGTTGTGGAAAGTGTAGATGTAAACTATGCACCAGGTGGTTGGTCAGCACACTCGGATGGTGCACCAGTACAAACAACCATGACTATACAATTCCAAGAAATTCTTCTTGTTGGTAGAGCTGAAGTTGAACAAGGATATTAAAAAATGCAATACTTTAAGACTTTACCTAAAATTCGTTATACAGACGATAAAAATATTTCGACTATCTATACCAATTTGATGGCAAGAGCTAGTGTTATTCCAAGTATGTTGACGAATTCTTTGTTATTTTATCAATATGATATACAAGATGATGATACTCCAGAAATTGTCGCATACAAATACTACGGCGACATGAATCGTTTTTGGATTGTTCTATACTGCAATCAAATAACTGATCCCCAATGGGACTGGCCGTTAAGTAGTAATAAATTTGAGAGTTATATTGATGCTAAATATACAGGTTCAACAAGATATAATGTACACCATTACGAAAAAACTATCAGTAAAACAAATAGAACAAGTGGCACAAATCAAGATATCACGAGTTCCTTTGAAACGATAATCATTACCTATGAAGATTATTTGATATTGGACACAGCAAGTTACACATACAATATGTCAACCGGAACTGTTACAATAGATACAACCAAGAGAGCTGTAACAAATTACGATTACGAATTGGAATTAAATGATTCCAAAAGAAGTATAAACATACTCAATAAATCTTATGCGGATCAATTAGAGTCTGAATTTAAAAAAATAATGTCATAATATGGTTAATTCATCATCACCTAATGGCAACTTTTACCCACAAGATTTCGATTTAGAATCCGTTGATATCATTACTGATTCCGGTGAAGTATATAAATTAAAATATCTTGTTACTGAATTGTCTTTTTTTGAGGACATATTTTCATTTGCTTGTTCGGGTAATGTAATTTTACGTGATGCCGTTGGTATAATTGAGAAATTGCAGTTGAATGGTTCTGAGTTTATTCAAATTACTTACGGTAAATATAAAAGTCAAGATGAATCATCGAAAAATAAAAGAAGATATAAATTATATAAAGTTGGTAATAGAAAACCATCTGGGAATAAAGCATCTGAGTTCTTCACACTATACTTTTGTTCAGAAGAATTGTTATTATCTGAACAATTAAAAATATCCAAGTCTTATAAAGGCCAAGCAGTCTCCGATATTGTATTTAATTTGTTAAAAGATGATGAGAATGGTTTAAAAGTTAATGTTATGAAAATACAAAACATTGAACAGACTTATGGTACATACGATTTTGTCGTACCACGATTAAAACCTTTTGAAGCCATTAGTTGGTTATCGGGATATGCAAGGCCATCGGAAGACACCGGTGCTGATATGTTGTTTTTTGAAACAAATGATGGATATTATTTTAGGTCTTTGCAGTCCATGTTTTCGGATGATACCTATGCGACATATAAGTATCAACCATCAAATATAGGTAACATGGACAATAGAATGAATATTTTGGAATATGAATTCATAAAGACATACGATTCACTGGATGCTACATCCAGTGGCATTAATGCAAGTAGGTTAATAACTATTGATCCTTTGAATAGAACTCAAACCGTAACAGATTTTAATAAAGATAAATTAGAAGGATATTCTAATTCGGGTAGTTCAGTAAATAGATTTAATAAAAAATCAACTGAAATGTATGATGGTTCTTTTAGATTGGCATTTGGTAATTCCAATCAGGTTGATGATCCATATATAAAACAAAGCCAAGGTGATGTTGCCAAAGATATTTTTGTGGAAACTTATGTACCAAATAGGTCAGCACAAATTGCTTTGTCTAATTATACTGTTATGAAAGCTATTATACCAGGTGATAGTGGAATAACTGCTGGTAGAACTGTTGAAATACTATTGTATTCATTGCAAGTTGATGGTGACAATAAGAATCAAACCAGAGCAAAAGATGAGTATTTTTCAGGCAAATATCTTGTTACAGCTGTACGACACATCATACAGACACAAGGTGTATTCCAAACAGTTTTAGAATTGGCAAAAGAATCATTGAAATCTAATTATAATTCGAGTACAACAACATATGAATAATTTTATTGGTAAAGACGGTTTTGTTTGGTGGGTTGGTGTTGTTGAATATCGTGGTGATCCTTTGGCTCTCGGTAGATGCCAAGTTAGAATTTTTGGTTGGCACACAGATAATAAAATGAATCTTCCAACAGAAGATTTACCGTGGGCATTGCCAATGTATCCAATAAACAATTCAAAATCATTCTCAGCACCAAGAATTGGTGAATGGGTTATGGGTTTCTTTATGGATGGTGAATCAGCTCAGGCACCAATAATGATGGGTGTTATCCCAGGAATACACAGAGAATAAAAAAAATGACAATTCAAACTTTACCTGAAATAGGAAACGACAATCTTGTTCCTTTAAATGTTAATGATGGACCAACACCTGGTAATCCTACGTTGGCGCCTATGGCGAGAGGTGTTGTTTTGAACACATCCGTAGCAAAGGCAAATGCAAGTGTAGTTCACGTTTGTGATATTACGGGCGATTTGAAATATTCTATTGCATTGTTATCATTAAAGATTGGCGAAACACTTCAAGCAATCAGAAAAGCATTGAGTGCTTTGTGGGCAGGAGTAACAAGTTCACCTTTTGCTGATGAAGTTCGTGCAGTTATTAAAACTATCAAAGCGGAAATTAAAGTTGCTCAAAAATTTATTAAAAATGTTGTTGATAAGTTAAAAATAATAAAAGAAGTCATTGCAAAATTACAACAATTAATTTCTTATATCAAATCTTTACCTGCCAGATTGTTTAATTTATTAAAACAGTGTTTGACTGAAGCTACAGCAAGCCTAGCGGATGCAATCACAAATTCTGAATCAATAGTAGATTCACAAACGGCCTAAGGAACAATATAATGGCAGACTCAGCATTTACCGAACCGGAATCCGCAGCAAATACGGATTACCAACCAATATATCCATATAACAACATACAACAAACCGAGGCTGGTCATTCCTTCGAAATGGATGACACTCCAACAAGAGAACGCATCAGACTTCAACACAGAGTAGGTACTTTCATTGAAATGCATCCTAATGGTGATGAGGTTCACAAGGTTTATGGTGATGGTTATGAAATTACCATATTGAATAAAAATGTGTTAATTAAAGGTAATTGTAATATTACCATTGAGGGTGACTCAACATTACACGTAAAAGGTGATTCACATACAGTAGTTGATGGTTCCGTTTTCCAGAAAGTAAAAGGTGATGTACAACAATTAATAAATGGAAACTGTGAACAAACCATAGACGGAGATTATGACCTCAACATTTCTGGTGATTTTACAGTCAATGCAGACAATGTAAATATTAATTCAGATTTGAATGTGATGGGAGACATTGCTACCAATCAAACAGTTGCTGCGGTGGGTAATAT